GAGGGGTTTAGTTGATTTCTTTAGAAATTCTATGAAAACAAAAAAAGAATCCATCTTAAAGGTTGGTCTGACCTTAACGTTAGAAAGGTAAGAACACAAATCCTCCAGCGGATTGCGACTTGGTTGGGTAAAGTCGTTCTTTCATTTGTTCGGATCTTCCAGCAACAGAGTAAGTTGCATTGAAGATTTCGTCAAAAGTTGGGAAGCGTTCAATATTGTAGTCATTGAACTGAAGAGTTCCCATCTTCTGAAGCCAATCAAAAGAAGTAGCCTTTGGTTTAATACCAAGTCGGTCCAGTAGGAAGGAGTGAACGTCCTTGCAAACGGAGTAGACGGCTCTAGAACATCCAAGTGATGCCCAGGCAATGCCAACGCAGGCTGATGCTAGCTCAGGCAGTCCAAAATTTCGTTCTGGAAATGCCAAATGAGATAGTAGATCATCATCTGTTCGGGTTGGTGACATGTTACGGTTAGAGTAGCCAAGTACTTTAACTTCGTGTAGCATATCTGATATTTGGGTTTTCTTGGTATTCAATTTTGCATTGAAGTATTCTAGTGCGAGTTTCGCAAGTCTCTCAAGATAGGTTGAACCTTGTGATTGAAAAATTCTCTCAGGAAAGGCGGATAGACTGTCGTCTCCTTGCACTTTAATGAAAAAGTTCTTCGATTCGATATTTATTCCACTCGCGCTGAGTAGAGTAAGTATCATAATACAATCGACAAAGGAATCAAGCAGTTGGGTTTCTTGAAACCCGGATGCTATTCCGTTGTGTAACCATGAATATAGTCTTCCGTCGGGAAGGCAGATTGGTGTGTGTTTAATTGAATGACACATCCATTTCCATAGTCGTTCGATTCGTTCTGGTTCAGTTGAAGCATTTGGATAAAACGTAGTTGGTACGTATCCATCTTCAAAAGTAAAATAACTTCTCCAGATTTGATGTACATCATCAATAATCTCGTGAAGTGCTCTTTTGTCGAATTGACTCCAGTCAGTTGACAAATAAGTGTTGTGTGGACCAAGTGAGTAGATTGAGTTGTATAATTTTCTCCATCCTCCTTTGATCATTTCGTTTCCCCATAGCATGGGTGAAGACATCTTTTCATTCAGATAATATTCCTGAAGTGGCCAAATAAAATGTTGTTCAGCTTGTAGTAAGAGTTTAGTTACTCCAAAAACAGCTCGAATTTTATCGGGTTCGTCTTCGTTCACAACATGTGAGCGGGCGTGAAGATTCACAAATTCATAAGGTTTGGGAACTCCATCGTTAGTCCAGAATTTTTGGTCACCATCTTTAATTAAGTGAATTAATAAACGATTACGTTCAAAAATTTCATCATAAAGATTATGGAATGATCTCCTGTTATCAAGGATCAGTCCTTCAGCTTGTTTTTGCTGGATAATATCTCCAACACCGGATTCGTAAGTCCAAGGTGCTTCAGCACTAGTATTTAATGTCCAAGGGTAATACCTTTGGTCAGGAAAGTGTATAGGTCTGAGCTTCTTTGGTGGCCGGAACAAGTTCGCGGTGACGCGTAAGGCTCGTAAGTAGTGATAGTCTCGTTTCACTTTATGGCATGGTTGCTCGAATTGCATAAAGTCTTCGATTAACCTTTGGTCGCTTTGGTCCGATCTTCGTCGTCGAAGGGTACGGTTAAGTGTTCGTTGAGAACATTGGTTAGCGATCGCCGATAGAACAATATTCTTTCTGTTCTTAATCAGATGATCTGACCAGTTTCCAGGCTGATGTGATTTTCGCATCAGTTTAAGAATTGAGTTCGAAACTTTGCCATGATAGACAAGGTTTGGTGAGGCAAGACACATTTAAGTAGTGTTTCAGTTCGTTGTACTCGAACTTTTAAAGCTTTTCGTGGAAGGCGTAAGAAATTCGCCG